CGTAGTTCCTACAGGTGCTTGCGAGTTACCTTCGCCTATATTAATTTCTGCAATAGAGGCAAATCTTTGGCCGCTTTGAACCAATAGACCTAACAAGGATAGCAAAGTTTGGCTTGGTTCTTTAAATGGCAAAGGTTGAATCGCATCTCGTAAAGATCCTGCGGGTGCATCCACGTCTCTAAACTCTCCTGGTTGAATTGGAGAATCTTCATCTCTAATTCTTATACCTCTGGTTTTAAAACCAGCTGGCAAGTTAGCCAAAGTCCCAGCATCAATTAATTGTCTAACAATTGACGTTGAGGCTTTGGATAAACCACCAATCATATGAGTTAAACCAAAGCCATAAAATCCTAAACCTGGCAAGAATTTAAAGTGTACGAAAAATTCAATTTTATTTTTCATCGGATCTTCTTCTTCAAAGTTCCTGCGAATAGATAAAATGTTTTCGCTGTTATTATCAATCGTTACAATATATGGCAACTTAACCTCTGTAAACTCGCCATTTTCATCGGTATCTTCAAACCCTTCAAGATCTAAATTACAATGAATTTCATACAAATGACAAACTTCGCCTGTATCGTAAGATGGCTCAACGCCACTTAATTTATCTTTTTCAGAATCTACGCTAGAACTATTGGTTAAATCGTCGCCACCCTCTACTTTAACGTTTCTGTAAAAACCAATTGCTTGAAGTTTTTTAACTTCATTTTCTGGCATCTTAATTACGTGAGTAATTCTTGGGCAAGATTCTAAATCGGTTGCGTAGTAAGGAACAATTAAATCTTCGGGTGCAACAAATTTAGAAACAGCTCTTTGCAAAGTTTCATCATAATAAACCTTCTTAAAAGCAGAACCTGCTAACGGCAAATAAAACAACATTTGATCTAGGTCTTCGTCGTACTCCTCCATCACGTGAGTTATTTGATAGTTCATAAACTCACGCACACGTTGAGCCTGTTCTTCTATTGCTGAATTGTATTCACCAACAACTTGAGTTTTGACTGGCCCTTGAGCTGGAAGCAATTCTTTATAAGCCTGCGCTTGGAATTGAGTTACAGATTCTCCAAGCAACGGATGAATAACGCCACTTGCGCCCTCAAAAGGCTCAGACCTAGCATCATCAAATTTCATACCTAAATATTTTAAGCCATCGGTATAAGTTTTTTCCCAATCTTCTCTGGCTGATTTATCGTTTTCAACCGCAGTAGTTAATTCAATATAAATTTTATCGAGCTCAGAATCAGAAACAACTTCGGCTAAGTTTTCGCTAAAGCCAACGTCTTCCATTTCTTCTTCGCCACCCAAAATAACTGAACCGTCCTCTTGATACTGAACCCCTTCTTCGTCCAAACCCTCTAAGATTTCAATAATTTCATTATCAATATCTTCGGTTGACCGTTCAGTTGTCATATCTTGCATGTCTTCTACTTCTTGAGCAGGATCGGGTGTTTGTCTTTCTATTGCCATCAGTAATAAACTCTCTGTCTAGGTTCGCGTTCTTCGTCCTCGTAATCACTATCTAAGTTTACAAAACCGCCTTCGCGGAATCGCATCAACGCTTGAGTCATAGTATCACACAAATCATCGTGAGCTCCAAACGGAAATGATGCACATTCTTCAATCATATCTTCGGCAAATGCCATGTTCGGAGCATACACCATACCAGATTCAAAGATGGGAGCAACCGAGTGCATTCTGGTTGTTTTATCATGGCCTCTGGTCGGCGAATAATTTACCACAGGTATGCCCATTCTTCTAAGTTCATGGGTGAGTGGCGTACCACTTGCCTTGGCTTCAATTAACACCATATCGGTTTCCCAGTATTGATACTCTCGCATCGCTATTTCTTTGAGTTCTGGAAAGTCCCACCTGCCTTTTTGACAATCCAATAACATGACGCAATCGGGCGAATCTTCGCTGGGTCTAAATACACCCCAAGTTGAGATGGCTGAAAAGTCAGCCGTTTCTTTTTTAGAAAACGCCGTATCGTAAGACTGCATAATATATTGAACAGAGGGTAAAGAATCATGTTTCCATCTTTGCCACCAATCGCGTTTGATAATCGAACCCTCTTCAGCAGTCGGCGTTTGCATCCATTGAGCATTCCATTTACCACCTGGCAAAGATGCCTTAACTTTAAGTAATTCATCCAACGCCCAATACTCAGGCCAAAGAGGCTTTTCAGTATCTGGGAAAATAGCAGGGAACTCTATTACTTCCCATTGGTCAGCCAAAGGTTCTTTCTGCGCTTCTAGCAACTTGGCTGTCAAGTCAATCGAAGACCAGCGCGTCATCACTATTACAATTGCACCTTTAGGTTGCAAACGCTGGCGAGGTCCAGAGGTGTACCACTCGTAGGCAGACTCTAACGCATTTGGCGAAAGTGCATCCTGTTCAGAATGCGGATCGTCGATGATTAACAGATCCGCACCCCGCCCAGTTACAGCACCACCCACACCCGCTGCAAAATACTCGCCACCTTTATTAGTCTCCCAACGTCCTGCTGATTTGTTATCAGCCTGCAAACTGACGTCGGGAAAAACTTGTTTGTATTCTTTTTGATCCATCAAGTTACGCACCTTACGACCGAACCTAACGGCGAGCTCACCCGTATGGGTCGTCTCCATTATCTTCATTTTAGGTTTGAGTCCCATCACCCAAGACGGAAAGAAGGTCGAAGCGAACTCACTCTTGGTATGTCGAGGCGGCATGTTAACGATCAAACGATTGATTTCACCTCGAGCAACTTGCTCTAGCTTTTCGGCGAATATCTGATGATGGCGACCGCAGACAAACTCTGGCCACATGTGATTGACGTAACTCAAAAAAGATTCTTGACACTCATCTTGCGTTGAGTAACCGTCTTGCTTTTCTAAAAGCAGCAGGGCTTCTTTGAGTTCAGCCTCTGTAAGTTTGGAAAAATCCATTTATTTACTTTGGTATATTTTTCTAATTTTTTCTTCTATATCATTCAGCTGTTGCTGAAATCTTTTACCGCTTTTAATCGCAGCGTTCATCATATAAGTGCCTTGGTCAATAGCGTCGGGATCGGTCTTAGATGCTAAGTCTTGACCGCGCTCGTAATTAAATTTTTGTTTATCTATTAATTGTTTAAATTTATTTCTTTTAGCAAACAAAGGCTTGAGTTGCATTTTAACTGGAGTAGAAATAACTTTTAATTTTTTGGTTGGATCAGCCATCATCATCGCAAACTCATCCAGCGGATTAGGTTTGTATCTTTCCATTATTGGATTGAATGGTTCGATAGTACCTAAATCGAAAGTGCTTGGGGGAGCCTCAGTTACAGGTGCTGATTGGGTAAGCATGTCAAGCGCTGATTGCAAGTAGCTTACCTCGTCGCCTGTTGCTTTATTGGTTCTTGTAGTTGTATAGCTGATACGATTGTTTGGCAAATATTCCACGTTAACCTCTTCTAAATATTTTTCAAAATCATCTCTTAAATCTTTTATATTATTAAATACTTCATCTGCTATTTTTTCTGGATTTTTTAAATTAAACCTAGAAGCTCTAAACCTTATCTCTTCTTTTAATTCTTTGTTTTTTGAATAATCATCTGCATCATATTCGTAAGAATGTGCAACGGCTTCATTTATTAAAGGCGTTAATATTCTGCCTCTTTCGCCTGATAATGATTTAGCCTTTTTTTTCAAATAAGGACTGTTGTAAAAACTTCTTATCCAACCGCTTTTATCAGCTGATCTATGAACAAATTCATGTTTTTGAGTGCTTTCTGGAGTATGCGGAGTTAAACCTGTACCTTCATATATATCTGATATGTCTTTATAAACAATAGATCCTAAACCATCTTCGCTTGCTCTATATCTTCCAGGATTTTCTATATTAAACAGTTCTTTTTTTCCACCCATTCCTAATTCTGTTGTTGACAATATTTGACCGCTGCCTTCTGCTGGAAAAGGGCGCATGCCATATTTGTCAATTAGGGGGTTGCCTGTAGTTTTAAAAAATCTAGGGTCTGTATAACCCTCACCACTCATCGAGCTCATTTGAGCTTCTTTTGATACTAGCCTATTTTTTCTAATAAAATTTTCTAATTCTGCAAGTCTTTTTCTGTATTCAGTTGATCTTGAAGGTCTTGACGGACCTTTAGAAAACTTTCCCATTGCTAAGCTAGCTGTTCTAGTTCTGCTCCGATACCGTCTTGAGGCATCGCTTCGGCTTCTGCCATCTCAGCTACAAGTTGAAGGACAGTACCAATATCTTCATCGTCGAGCCCTTGCTCTCTAAGGAACATCATTACCTCTTCTTCACTTGCGCCTTGCTGAATCATTTGAACAACCATTGTTACAAGCTGATCGATCATCTCCATTTCTGGAGCCATCTGCTCTAGGTCTTCCATAGCTCCAGATTCTTCAGAATCCATACCGCCTAACATGGCATCTATTTCATTTTCTTGAGTCATCATTTCGCCTCCCTCGGCTTTAAGTTGAACTCCTCGTCCCTTTAATATATCTGCTTGAGTAACCTTACCATCGCCTGTTAGGTCGGGGAAGTCGCCGCCGCCTGCTAGTTGGGGTCTAAGTCTTTTTCTTTCTTCTATAGAAATTTTATTAAATGGATAGTTGTAAGGATTGCTTCTGTACTCTTCTTCTAAAGCAGGACGTCTTTCTTCTTCAATTTTTTCTCTTGCTGCTTTTGCGTCAGGATCAAAAGGAAGATTATAAGGATTTTCGTCAATCATTTTTTGTCGCGCCATTTCCATTTGTATCTCTGCCATTCTTTTTTGTATAGCATTTATTTCAGCAGATGTCTCAACAATAGTTTGAAGATCGTTATAAGATCTATCCATTTCTAATTGTTTTTGTAAGTTTTCAAGTTGAGATTGCAAGCTAAATAATTCTTGCTCGGGTGAAACTTCGTCACCTGCTTGCATCATCATACGTGGCTCAGCTGGAAAGTCTTGTTGTAAAGTTCTGCCCGCCATCATTCCAACAGGTGCAACTTCTGGAAGATCTTGAGTCATCGGCATATCAGTTGGAACTTGTAAGTTTGTTAAATCCATTTGAGAAAAGTCAGGCATGTTGCTGAAATCCATATCGCCGATAGGTTGACCAAAGATGGTTGGGTTGAAAGAAGGTGCGTTACTGACTGGCATTCTTTCTGCTCTTGGTATAGGTTGAGGTGTCCCAATCATTCTAAAAGAGGGATTGTCAAAAGCAATCGCATCAAGGTTTTTATTTGGCCTCTTATAACCGATTTGATCCCCAAAATCCATACTTGGCATTCTTGGCATACCCATATCGCGTTGTTCTTTTAACCTGCGGATGAGATTGCGTAAATTTCCAAAACCTCCGCGTCTTGGCATCTCGCCTCTAAAGCGCATGTCTCCTATCATACCTGGACGTCTTGGCATCCTAGATACTCTCTTACGCATTTTGTTTCTTATCTTACTTAAAAATCCCATATCGTTTCCTCGGTTGACTTATTCTAACATCCAAAAGTTTAAAAAGTATAGAAAAATTTTGGGGGGTATGGGTACCCTTTTGTTTATTTGGTTTTGATCTGGGGAAAAAGTGTGGATAACTTTTTTGTCTGAGGATTTTTTTTGGCTGGAAAAAATTTTTTTAGGTGCAGGCAAAGTAAAGATCTTGGAGAAGATAGATTGAACGAAGTGCAAAAATACCT